TTTTTCAGCAGTGCCGTAAGCAACTGCGGCTCTACGGTGCATAGCAGTTTTGAATAAGTCTGACTGCCAAGCTGAATACATAATTGATAACGGACACACAATCAGTACTCTTTTGATAAGACCTACGTCCATCAAATAGTCTGCGGCCCATATAACAGAAGATGTTTTGCCTGTGCCTGCTTCATTAAAGCAGAACGCTCGTTTGTTACTTATTAGAAATGCGGTTGTTGTTTTTTGGTGGTTGAAAGGCTTGTATAAGCCAGGCCACGAATAAGTGCCATCTAAAAAACTTACTACTCGTTCCATAACTGTCCTTAACTAAATGTGGTGCTAGGGATAACGCTCCCTAGCAGGCGTTCCATTTGCCAAGCCTGACGCACCGGAGGTGTATCATCACTTTGAGTGCCGCTTGGCTGATGCGGTTATTTTTGTGCAGTGCCACTCACACCTTACGCACTATGTCTAGCTACCCGGAACTAGACACTAACTAATAATGGGGATTAATCCCCAACATGTCAAGTCTTTTTTCGTTCTTTTTTACTCGTCTCAGACACCAACTGCTTACGACCATTCCGTCTGAAAGAGCGGTTAGCACTAGGAGATTGTATTGTGTATCCGTCTTTGTTGGTTCCACCTTTAGACAACGCTTTCTTGTGCGCGATGTCTTTACCTTCACGCATATCGGCTTTGCCATCATTGTCCCGATCAGTGCCTTTTTTATCCACTGTGCGTCGGGCTCGTTGACGCTCCATGCGATCTGCATGTTCGCCTCTTGCTTTCTGTTGTTGATATTCTTTCTTATATGGTCTAGGCTTGTTGACGTAAGGCATTTTGTGACCTCATTGCTCGTTTAAGTTCGTCAGGGTAGTTAGTCTCTGCATCTTTAACAGATCCTAAACAAGTAGTGTGTTCTTCAGGTCCACGACGGAGAAAAGCACCTCCATCATTTTCAACACTTTTATACAGCATACCGTCTTTTACGTAGTAAGTAGTATCCATCATTTCACCTTATTAAATTGACAAGTAACCACTGGGCAATAGCCGCATAAAGGGGTTGGATTCGGCGTCCATTCATCAGTTTTGAATGCCAATTCTAATCGGGTTACTTTCGGCACAAACACGTTCCAAAGTTCGTCTGCCTGACTACGCTCGTATGACTCTGATACAAGATTGTTTTTTAATATAAAAATTAGTGCGGCTTTGACGCTTTGTACTTTGGGGAAGTGAGCAAACACTAAGAGTGCCATCAGCTTTAACTGATCTAAATCAGGATAGCGATCACTGCCGGTCTTGTAATCAACTACGTATGCAACATCATTGTTTATTACAAGCAAATCTGCAACGCCGCGTACCCATCGTGCTGAGTCATAGAACCCACACGGAGATTTGTCGGGCAAGAGGCCCATCTCATGCTCAACGTACTTTTCACCTTCTATATTAATTAACTCATCAACGGTTTTTTGAAATCGTTGATAGTTGGTAGGTAACGGCGCCTTGTCACGTACATATTTTTCTAGAGCAGTATGGACTTGTTTGCCATACATAATAGCCTCGGTAATTTTCTGCTCAAAATTTTTGGCTACCTTAGTTTCGTAGTAACGCTTCGGGCAACCAACAAAGTCTTTTAGAGAAGAAAATGACCACTGAATAGGCTTAGTCTTTGACATAAGTTTTTACGGCATTCCTTAGTAGGCGAGACTCGACAATGATTTCGTTTATCTTAGATACTGCTTCCATATAATTATTACGTTTTAACAGATCGTGTAAAAATGTCAAGTCCTGTTGCACCTTGATCAGATGTGGTGCGTAGTCGCATGTAGTGTCATCAAACATCAGCAGTCTCCATAAGATTTACCAAATTTTGCCTCACAAGCAACGGGTAGCCCCGGCGCCCACTCAGGTGCAGTCGTCATGCACTGCACAATAAAATTAACACCTTCTTCTATCTCGTCTTCCGGTATAGCGCACACCACGGAATCATGGACCGTTAGTGCAGGTCTATAGCGTTCGGCAATGAGAAGCATTTGTTCTGCGATCACACACCGAGCAAGTGCCTGCACAATGTTTTCTGTGACTGCCCCACCCCATATGGATACCAAACCTTTTCTTGAATCGTAGACTATCTTTGAGTCTACTTCTTCAGTATTTTTACGGATGTTTGTATAGCGGATAAGGAGCTCGGAAGGTAAGTGAATCCCTTCGTTAGTGGCGTACACGCAGTTATGTTTTCCGATATTAACTTTTGTTTTTATATTTTCACTAGCCATCTTCTCTATCGCATCTTCACAGTCTTGCCATAGTTCCGTTATATTGTTATTCTCAGTTCGATAGATATTAACTATCCGTTTACATTCTTCGATATCAAGCACAGCGCCAGGGGGTTGTGTTTTTAATGTGTGTTGAAGTTTTAACGAACCCGTCCCGTAACCCAAACCCAAGATGCAAGTCTTGCCAACAAAGCGTTCAATTGGGTCTGACTTTGAGATTGGTCGCTTGTAAATCTTGGTAGCGAATTCGCTATATACATCACGCCCTTGTGCAAACATTTCAACGACATCGTCCTGTCCTGACAACCAAGCAAGGACCCGCGCTTCGATCTGAGACGAGTCGGAGTTGACGACGACATAGCCTTCGGGTGCAACCACCGCGTTTTTAAGTGTCTTCTTTTTCTTGTCTCGGCTAGGTAGGTTTTGGAAGTTAACCTTGTCATAGCCTGACCAGCGTCCTGTGTGAGCACCGTAATACTTAAGGGGGATAGGCACTCGACCACCATTCCGGGTCGCAATTGCAATAAACCTTTCAATCCTAGATTCTTCAATAGTTGACTTTGTACCAAGACGTACGGCGCAGAGCCTTTGGACAAACGGGTCTTCGTGCTCCGTAAGTTTGATGAAATCTTCATCGTTCTTTGCCAACGCATAAGTTTCCTTCCCTGTTCTTGCAGATGTTTTCATAGGCGCTTTAACGCCTAAAGACTCAAGCACCAATGCAAATTGTTTATTAGAGGCGAGCTTTTTGCGTACTTCTTCCTCATCCACGCAGTTCAGACGATCTTTTAAAGAGCCGAGAAGGTCAAGTTTTTCTTGTTTTAACTCATCCAAACGCTCAATCAGCATATTTGCATCCAAGTAGAGAGTCGGGTGAGTGAACATACGCAGAGTCAGATTGATAAGATGGATTTCCTGTTCGGGTATGTGCTTCCCCATCTTATAAAATAGTTTGTAAGTAAGTTCTACGTCATTCAAGCAGTACTCACCAAGGCGAGCTAACTCTTCCTGAGTAAAGTCTGTTCTATGTTTGCCTTTAGCATGCAATACCTCATCGCCCTTAGCACCGATCTCGTATCTTTCGGCAAGAGCCGCCAACGACCCACCCGCATCTACCCCGTGCAGTGCCCGTGCCATACACAAAGTATCAAGATACTTGTGTGGTGTAATGCGACAGTTCCAAGCTAATATCGCTCCATCAAACAGAGTGTTATGACACAAGAGCATTGACTGCTTCCACGGATACTGCCGCAGTTGGTCAATTATCACTTCATGGCTACCTGAAATCCATTTTGACGGATCGTTGTTTACTTTTACACCAACGCCAAGAATTTCAAACTTAGGTGACCGGATGTATTCCTCGGTTGTCAGGCGACTCAAAGAGTAAGATGTGTCGTAATAGGTCTCGAAGTCTAGCGTTATTACATTCATTCTTCTAGTGTTTCAACAAGTTTGTTTAGATACCACTGTGCTTTTTTAAAGTCTTCTACAGGCATACCTTTGTGTGCAGCTCGACTCAAATATTTTATGCAATTACCCTGAAGATATCCTATAAAAGCTTCAGGTGTAAGTTTAGCTTTCATGTAGTCAATAGTTTCAATACCACCCTGCGTGTAGTGTGGTGGATGATTAACCATGTCAGGTTTATTCACTCTTTTATCCTATAAAAATGAATGTTGCTTTGTTCATAGCGATCTGCTAATTCTCTGAACACAAAGTAGTCTAGTGCCCGTCTCGCATGCGTTTCGCTTATCCGTAAAGTTTTTCTAGCTTGCTTAACTGTAACCGGAGTCTTACGACTACAAACGTAGTTCCAGACCGATTCGTATTCCGGCGGTATGTTAACGGGCATTTTGTTTATCCCACTCCTTTCTATTTTGTTTACCAACCCACAACCCCGCACATCGCATTTCAAGTTCCTCGCTCGGCGGGTCAGACTTCAGGGCGTAGTTCATGCCTACCCTGAACCCCTCTGCATGGGCTTTGTCGATACGGTGGTCAACTAACAACCACAGTACGCCAATGATGGAGCCTAGTAAAAAGATCTTCATCACATCCTCCGCTGACAGTTAAACGCCTGTGTTCCAACACGGAATGACCCTGAGTATCGGCAGTCCTCTGTAATGTCGGTCTGTCGATACAGCACCCCTATCAGTATCCCAAGCACCAACGCAATCACAACGCCAAGCGACTCGGCCCACACTGACTTGCACCATGCCTTGAATTTTTTCCACTCAATGAGCGGATGTCCGTTCATATTGACCTCCTATAAAAGTGCTTCTTCTGTTGTTATTTCAGGTTTGGGGGATTTTGGGGGGCGAACACGTTTTATTCTCATGCTAGGAATGTGTACCCATCGGGGCCAAGGCCAGTCGGTTTGGCTAGGGATGCGGACCCATACTCGCTCTCCGTCATCCATAACCTTCTCGACTATGCCTCTTTCCCCAGTTCCAAAAATATAAACCCAATCCCCTTTTTCTAAAGGGCGTGGAGTTTTATTGCTCGGCACGAAGCTGCTCCACACGACGAAGTAAATATGATCTAGTCATTTCTAGGTTACGAATCCCGTCATTGACAAAATCAATTTCTTTTATGAATGTCGCTATGAGAGCGTTGTTTCGTGGTTGATTGGAGTTTGCTAACACATCTTTTAATCGCAATCTGTTATCTTTCATTTCATGTTCTGATGAAATGTCATATAACTTGTCAGACTTAGAGATGTGTCCAGCAGCGACCATACGAGCAAGTAACGTGTAGATGTTACCTCTGATCTTGGTTTCCTTCTGAATATTAGCCGCAGTTGAAGCGCCTTCTTTAGCAAGGTGATTCATTACAACCTTAATATAAAAATCTTTCTTCTTCATTTTAGTTTCCTTTCACTTGATTAAACTAGATAAATTAACTAACTGCTCTACATTTTCCTCATTTATAACAAAAGACCATCCACCTGCATCATCAATCAAATCAAGGTTTCTTTGTTGTAGAGCCGTGACCCTACCACTTCTTGTTTTGCATTCGATACCGATAAATTTTCCCATGTAACAAACAAGGAAATCCGGTGCGCCTGAACTCCCGTAGCC